GGAGCCGTATTTGCCGACACTGTTGGCTATGGACTTGCTGGAATCATGGGTTCAGTAGCAACAACAGGTGCAAGCGCACCATTTACACACACTATTTCATTAAAGAATAGTGCAGTTGCAGCAGCAGATGACCAGCCAATTTCTTATACGCTAACTGATTTTTATGCAGCAGCAGTACGCGCTTATCCTGGTTGCCAGTTTTCTGATTTCTCATTAAAATTTAATGCAGATGGAATGTTGGAATACGAAACCAAAACAACTGGTTTCTTATCAGCATCAGCCGCAACACCAACACCAACATTTTCAACAATCCTTCCAACACCAGTTTGGCAAGGCACTGTTTCAATCGGTGGATCACCAGTTTCAACAGCAATGACAGGCAACATTGATTTAACTAGAAATGTCACACCTGTTTATGGCATTGCACAAACTCAAAATCCATTCCAGGTATTTCTTGGACCATTAGAAACAAGCGGTAAATTCACTTTCATTATGGAAGATAACACCGAATTAACCCGCTATTTAACTAATACTCAACCTGCGATTGTTCTTAACTGGGCCTATGGCGCAGCAGCAGCAGCAGTTCAGATCCAGGCAACAATTACTAAGGGTGCTTACACAGCCGCAGTGATTGAGCGCGGAGATGATTTTGTAAAAGTTACATGCGATATTAATGCAATGGGTAATACTACTGATGCTGGTTCAACTGGCGGATTTAGTAATATTAAGTGGGTACTTCAGAATGCTAAGGCCTCTGGTACATACGCTTAATTAGTTCCAGAACAGATGGGTCAGTGATTGCGAACGCCTTCCCGCGATTCTGCCCATCTGTTCCTTTTAGGTTATGATGTATGGAAGGTAACTAATTAGGAGGCATGTATGTCAAAGAAAATAACACTACCATCAGGCGCAACCGTAACTTTAAAAGATGCAACTTTATTGCGCGTAAAAGATCGCAAGCGTGTTTTAAAAAGCGCTGATGCTGAAGGCGGAGATCTATCTAAAGCCCTTGCATTAGGTGATGCTTTAATTGCAATGCTTGTTGAAGAATGGTCTTTTGAAATGCTAATTCCAGTATTAAAAATGGAAAGCATTGATGAATTAGAAATGAAAGATTACGATTTTTTAGTTGAGCAAACAAAAGATGCGCAGAAATATTTGTTTCCAGCGTTATCAGAAACAGAACAGAATGAGGCAGACCCAAAAGTCCTTACCGAAAACTCCAAAGGCTAAAATGGCTTTTGGAAGGAGGAAGGCGGCATGAAGAATTTGATTACCCTGACCAACAGTGGTACTACTTTCAAATGGCTGACCGATTTGGCTGGACACCAGAACAGGTAGATAATTTGCCAGTAGAAACAGCAGATTGGTTAATAGCCATTGCTACAACTGTTGAAAGCGTGAAGGCTGACAGGATCAAGGACTTATGAACGGTGGGGCAATTGTTATCACTAATCTTGATGATGTCTTGCGGGCTATTGGCAATGTGGGATCTGATGTTGAGCAAGGCGCAAAAATTGGTATTGGTAGAGCAGGTTTAGCAGTTGAAAGACAGGCTAAATTAAATGCTAATACTGGTACACGCAGGCGCGAAGGTAGCAAGATAATTCCACCAAAACATATTGGCCCAAGCGGTCAAGGTCCAAATGTAATTACAGGTAATTTAAGAAGATCTATAAACACATCAGTTCGCTATGGATTTGGTACTTACATAGCGATTGTTGGCGCATCAATGGTGTACGCAAGGGCAGTTGAAAAAGGAAGTCCAACTTGGAAATCTGGCGTAAAATATCCTTACTTAGAACCAGCCGCTTTAAGTTTGATCCGCTCTGGACAAATTCAAAGAATTTTTGTTGGCTCAATTAAAGAAAAAATGAGGGGATAAAATGGCTGATGTAATACCCCCAATTTTAATAAAACTTTCTGCTGATGTAAATGATCTAAAAGCAGGATTAGCCCAGGCACAAAATGGCCTCAAAGGGTTAGATGACAATATTAAAAAATCAACTGGGAGCATGAGTAATTTTGCTGGCAAACTTAAATCTGTTGGCGCAGCCCTAGGTGCCACATTTGCCGTTACACAATTATCATCATTTGCAAAAGATACGGTTATGGCTGCTTCTAGCATGGCTGAATCTTTATCTAAAGTTAATGTTGTATTTGGTGAGGGAGCCGCAGAGGTAATAAAGTTTGGTGAAAGCGCAGCAAATAATTTAGGTATTAGCAATCAAGCCGCGCTTGAAGCCGCAGGAACATACGGCAATTTATTTCAAGCATTTGGTTTGGGTCAAGCACCTGCACAAGAAATGTCCACAACCCTTGTTCAATTGGCTGGTGATTTAGCCTCATTTAACAACACATCTGTTGATGATGCCGTTCTTGCTCTGCGTTCTGGTCTTTCAGGAGAAACAGAACCATTAAAGAAGTTTGGTGTTGCTTTATCAGAAGCGCGTTTAAAAACTGAAGCCTTATCTTTAGGTTTAATTAAAAATACAACTGGAGCATTAACACCTGCTGCTAAAGCGCAAGCGTCTTATTCATTAATTATGAAAGACACCATTCTTGCGCAAGGCGATTACGCAAGAACAGCAGACGGTACGGCTAATACAATGAAAACATTGCAAGCCAGATTTGCAGATGCCAAGGTTGCTTTAGGTGATGCTTTAATGCCCGCATTCAGGGGATTGCTCAAAATTCTAAATTCATTAATCCCAGTATTAAAAAAGATCGGTGATTTTTTTAAGAACAACCAAGACGAAGTAAAGGCTTTTGCAATTACAATAACTACACTTACTGCTGCCTACGGCATTTATACATTAGTAGTAAAACGGGCTGCTATTCAACAGGCTATTTTTAATGCAGTTATGGCAATCAATCCATTTGTAGCATTAGCAGTAGGCATAGGTTTAGTGGTTGCAGGATTTGTAAAACTTTACAAGAGTAATGAAACATTTAGGAATGCAGTTATCTCTGTTGCCAAGGTAGCAATTAGAGCATTTGCCGCAATCATTCCTATGATCGGTATGGTGTTTGAAGCCATAATGAAAATTAGCACTGGGCCACTACGCTTATTGTTATTGGCTATGTCTAAATTGCCAGGCGTAGGAAAGTATGCAAAAGAAGGTTTAGATTTTATTAATAAAGGATTAAATGGCATATCTGATTTTGCAGATAAGGCTGCTAAAAAAGCAACTCAATTAGCAGATAGCCTAGGTAAAGTAAATAAAGAGGGGGCCAAAACTAAAGACGCAATAATTAAGCGCCCGACTGCTGGCGGTATTGATCCAAATGATGTTAAAGAAAAGGCTGCTGCTGAGAAAAAACGCTTATCTGAAGTTAAATCTTTACAGAAAAAATTTGAATCAGAGCAAAAACAACTGGCTGGATTTGAAGAAAAGAAGGCCAAACTTATTGCTGATTATCAAAAAGATGTGTTAAAGCGTAATGCCAAATATGATGAAGATGTAATCAGGGCTAAAGAAGAAAGCGCTAAAAGAATTCTTGGAATAGAGAAAGATTACAATAAACAAATATTAGATGCGCAAAAAGATGCTGCACAAAAACGCAAAGAGATAATCCAACAATCTATTGACCGTCTAAGAGATGTATTTAAATCTGCCTCTGCCGTTGATGTTGGCAAGATGTTTGCTGATCTATTAAAAGGTGAAGATCCAACCCAGGCTACCACTACCACGCTTGTTGATAAATTTAAAACACAGTTAGCAGACATCAAATTATTAGCAGCCAACGCAACTGCTCTATCTAATAAAGGATTCAATCAAGTATTTATTGAGCAGGTAGTAGGTCAAGGTACTGAGGTAGGTAACAAACTTGCCCAAGAAATATTAAATTCAACACCAGAAACAATTGGCGAATTGCAAACTTTATTTACACAAATCCAACAAACATCTGAAACTGGCGTAGATGTTCTTGGTAAAACTATGTATGAAAAACTAGGTTTAGCAACAGAAGAATTAAAGGCTAACTATGTAAAAGTAGGAACAGAACTTAATGAAGCCTTGGCTCAGTATGCTGCTGATTTTGCTGAAGCAATGGCTGAGGCTAAATCTGATCTTGCAGA